ATGAAAAATTTAACAGTGGCACTTTCTGCTGTAGCAGCATCAGTATTTCTGGCAATGTCTGCAAATGCAGCAGAAATATATAATAAAAACAGTAATAAACTGGATTTATATGGCAAAGTAGGGGGTAAACATTACTTTTCTTCTAACGCCAAAGAAGAAGGTGATGGAACTTATGCCCGTCTTGGATTCAAAGGTGAAACCCAAATCAACAATCAGTTAACTGGTTTTGGTCAATGGGAATATGAATTCAAAGGCAACAAGGCAGAAAAAGATGGCTCTGCAGGAGACAAAACCCGTCTGGCATACGCTGGCCTGAAACTAGAAAATATTGGCTCTCTGGATTATGGTCGTAACTATGGCGTGGTGTATGACGCATTAAGCTATACTGATGTCCTCCCTGAATTTGGGCCTGGTTCTGTTAACGGGGATAACTTCTTCGTGGGTCGTGTAGGTGGTGTTGCCACTTACCGTAATACCGACTTCTTCGGTCTGGTTGATGGACTGAACTTTGCGGTTCAGTATCTGGGTAAAAATGAGCGTGACAATGCAGGCACTTCAAACGGCGACGGTGTTGGCGGCTCTGTCAGTTATGAATATGAAGGCTTTGGTTTTGTAGCTGCATATGGTGCAGCCGATCGCACCAATGCACAGGAAGCGACGACTTTTGGTAAAGGTAAAAAAGCTGAACAGTGGGCTACCAGCGTAAAATATGACGCGAATAATCTGTACCTGGCAGCCACTTATGGTGAAACACGTAATACCCGCGCAATCAAGTACTCGCCCGGCGGCTACAACGGTGTAGCCAATAAAACTGAAGATTTCGCTGTAGTTGCACAGTATCAGTTCGACTTTGGTTTGCGCCCGTCTCTTGCTTATATCCAGTCGAAAGCCAAAGACCTTTCCACCAAAACTGGTATCCCTGAAAAACATAATGACGGATACATTGAAAAATTCATTGAAGTCGGTGCTGCTTATTACTTCAACAAAAATATGTCTACATACGTAGACTATAAAATCAACCTGCTTGATAAGAATCAATTCACTGAAAGAACTGATGTATTAACCGATGATATTGTCGCTGTTGGTTTGACTTATCAGTTCTGATTTGTTTTGTAAGAATATGTCGGGAGAGTGAAACTTTTCTGACATATAAAGTGGTGCCCTCATGCCACTGCAAAACGTTGGACAGTACTTAACTTTTCCAACGGACTTTCTGTTATTTATTACCGTTTTTTGTTGTTTATACTTGGGCGCTTTGCGCCCGTTCTTTTATTTATCCTGTACGCCTTATATCCCTGCCCTGAAGGACGGAGTTTTACGGCACATCGAATAATTTACGCTCACATACCGATCCATCTCAAGTCTTACTCCCAGCATCATCAACATGCCATCAACCACTCCTTCAGCTTTTTGCAAACGCTTTCCAATATGCGTATCAGAACATCCATGTTTCCTTGCTAACTTCATCAGCGTCATCCCACACACGTAGTAATCAACCAGCAATTCATGCAAATCACTGTTGTTCCGGTTCAGTTGAGCCATACAACCACAGATAATCATCGCGTCATCATCGGAACACTGCGGTCGCGATTTTACTTTTGACGGTATCAGCCCCTTGAATCCGGCGGCAATGGATGACCATTCCACGTCTTCGTGGTTATTCGCCACCCATGCCCCCCATCGCTCCATAACCTGCTGAATATCACGCGCCATTGTTACCACCTGTAATTTCGTAAATCTTCACTCCCAGACGCCCGTCAGGTATTGACACGCCACGCACGATATAAATTTCATCAAACTGTTCGTCATCAATAAGCAGCCCCGCATGGGTCAGCGCATCCAGCGGTACTTTCAGTATGTTGTCCAGGTCACGGCGGCGGTTGTCTGGCGGGTCTGCGATGATTTTTATACCCAGTCTTCCGGTCAGCCTTAATCTCAGTTGCTGCTGGCGAACAATAAGCCTGACATCACGACGATAACGTTCCCCCGCTTTTGATACAAAATACTTACCACCACGACGGTGCCAGTAAGTGTTCACCGGCGGCGGGTAAGGCAAAACAAATTCCAGACGCATCTGTCCCCTCCTTCCACCCAGTCACACCTGTTGCAAAAAAGCGTGGCAGAATAGAGAAAAAATTCAGCCATCACGCAGTAAACTCCTTCACCAGTTTTTCAAACTTTCCAGCCCTGCTTCATTGCTCACACTCCCCAACCAGATTGAGTATGACCGCAGCGCTATTGTCTTTCATATATTCGCCCTTTCCGCTTGCCAAAAACCAACGACACACCTCCACGGCTTCAGCCCGTGTCACCGGTTTGATGGTCATCAGCAATTTTTCAAGGTAGCGCTCGCGGTCATATACCGATTCGTGATGCTCAAAGTAACCAAACTCATCGCCCTGTTCTTTAGTTGCAGTGTGGCGAACACTGTAGAGCCAGTCCCAGTAAACAAACTCACGAACTACGTCTGACAATGTATGAGGCTCTGGCAGTACATCACGATAGCCATCAACATATGCACGACGCTGATCATCAATTTCATTCATACGGATGCCGTCAATTCTGCCCGCTTTCTTCTCGGCTGCAGTCCAGCCCCAGAGATGATCGTCGATAAATTTCTGGGAAGACTTGATCACTCGCTCGGCTTCCACATCTTCGAGTGCTGCTTCATAGCTACCAAACGTAGCCCTGACTGATGCTGCTTTTTTGATATTCTCCCGGGCGATCCTGATTGCCTGTGCCGGGTTATCCATGCCGATGGTACCGAAAGCAATCTGGAAAGGATCGCCACCATTCGCCAGCAGATAACGCGAATAGCGTTCCTGGGCCTCTTTTGGGGATATTTTAATTTTCACCAGCGCGGCCTCAGCAGCATCCAGATGTGCGGGTTCGTTCAGACGGATAACCTCCAGTACCCAAAGATAAGCATCAGTCTGCTTATGCCCGGTGATTCTCCGTTGCTCTGGCAGGGGTTTGATGTTTGCGAGGGCGGAGCTGTACGCTGCCGTCGGGATGGTGAATAGTGCTTTATGTTCGTTGTTATCAGTACGCATTACGCAGCCGCCTTTTTCTTATGGAAAACCAGCTCCCGAACCTGATCACCGTTCATGAGCATATTGTTGAAATCATCGTGATCCGGCCAGTACACGCTCACGCGCTGCAGGTCATTCTTTGCCATCAGATTGGCATGAGCACATTCGCAAGCCGCAGCCAGCCCGGTGGCGCTGTTCTCGTCACGGTCGGCAAAAATAATCAGGTGCAGAACACCAGCTGGTACGCGGAACTTTTTCATAAAGCCGCTGTTAATGGTTGCCCAGGTGTTCACGTTATAAATCTGGTGCGCTGACAGCGCTGTTTCGATGCCTTCGGCGATACCCAGAGTGCTGGCGACAGGAAACATGCGGATAGCTACAGAACGAGCGTGATCCAGATAGTTATCTTCCTGCAGGGATTTTAGGCGCTTTGCACTGCTACCGATATCTGCTTTTTTATCACCATCAAGCAGGGTCTGGTGCAGATAGCACAGCTCCCCTTTATCGTCCGTAGCAAGTGAATAAAGAGACTGGAACACACTCCCGTTGTGTCTCTGCCTGGCATTGAACCTGATCGCCTCAGCAGGAAGACTGAATATTCCACGAGAATTAAGATACGCGGCGCCGGATGTACCACGCAGTGCCTCCAGTTTTGAAAACTTGCTCAATACCCGTTTGCGTAAGCTGGTGGCGCTGCTGGTTACCGGGATTTTAACCCGTTGGTAATTATTACCGATCAGGCGGTCTATTTCGGTACAAATCACGTTAAATGGCTTCGCCTGTGTCAGGGTGACAAGTTTCATACCATCGCCACTACCACATACACAGATCCACGTTCCTGCACCGTCGCGGTCGTCAATTCGGAACTTGCCACGTGCACCGCATACCGGGCATTCACCCTTAAAGTGATTTTTTCCGGTTATCGGCGGCAGACCGAAGTGCTCTAATATTTCAGGCCAGCGGCCTTTCGCTGCATCTGCTGTTTTCATCTTACTGACTCAGACTGTTTATATTTTTCTGGAGTTGTTGCTTTGCCTGCATAATGCGCCAAGCCTCACTTTCTTCCGGTGGAACATACCGGCCACCAACAACCAGTGGCAGAGAAAGCACTTCGGATGAGTTTTTCGTCATCCTCCGTGTCCGTTCACGACCTTTAGCAAACCGGATCAGCTTGTGTCTGATGTAGTTACTTACCTCTGGGCTTATTTCCATCGGGAAACTGCTCAACCCATCAGGCCATTCACCGAATTTCTCCCTGAAAGTGTGAGCGCACCATCCATCACTGACTGGACGCCCCAGTGAGGCACGCTGGCGCTGATAAAATTTGATCTGACTCCACCAGGCCTGTTTCTCTGCCTTCGTGGACTGATGCTGATTTTTACCCAGCTTATTAAGTTTGCGGCTAGTGTCAGTATCAACGTCTTCACCTCGCAGCGGCTTGTGTCCACATTTCGGGCAAACATAGACGCCAGCTGGCTTCATGTAGTGGCATTGAGGGCATTCATGTGGCAATTTTTCGGCCCGTTCCTCAACTGCGCGGCGCGTGCTTTCCTCCATGCCGTCAGACTTACCGGGAAGATCGTCGTACTCGATTGAATCCGGATAACCCAGACGGTGCACGGTGCCGCTGTGATCGAAGATAAGGCAGGACGCTTTACCCGGTGCGGTGCGAAGTCCACGCCCGAGTGCCTGCAACCAGCGAATTTCGCTTTTTGTTGGCCTGGCGTAGATGATGCAACGAACGTCACTATCGAATCCGGCTACCAGAACGCCCACACTAACGATGATTTTCGTTGCACCGGTTTCAAAGCGGTGAATGATGGTCTGGCGCTCATCTACCGGAGTGTCGGCGGTCATTACCTCAGCGTTAACACCCGCCAGGTTAAACTGGATTGTCAGATAATTGGCGTGAGCTACGTTGACGCAGAAAGCGATGGTAGGTAAATCCCGACCATTCTCCAGCCAGTTCTGTACGATGTCGCCCACCAGCGTAGAGCCGCACATGATTTCAGCCAGCTGCGTTTCGTTGTAATCCCGGCCGTACTCAAGCGAAGATGTGGTTTTAACACCTTTCAGATCCGGCTTAGTTGGCGCGTAAAATTCGTATTTACTCAGATCGCCACGCTGGATTAACTCGCCGATGGTGGTCGGCTTAATCAGTCGGTCATAGTATTTGCCCAGGAACGGAGAAAACGGAGTACCCGACAGGCCAATCACCTTTACGCCTTTGCCGCGCAGACGTTCGATATCCTTCAGGATGCGTTTTTTACGCAGGTGCGCTTCGTCGATAATCAGCAGATCGATATTTTCAGGAAAAACACGACGAATAAGCGTGTCAGCGCTGGCAATCTGAATTTTCCGGTCCGGATCGTAGTTCGGGTGATCCGCCCAGATATAACCGATTTCATCTCCAGGTAAACCATACTGCACGAACCGATTAGCCGTCTGACCAATCAGGATGGTGTACGGAACACAGAACAGAACGCGCATACCACGGCTGACAAAACCAGCAACTATGAAGGCTGCCAGACCCGTTTTACCGCTACCGGTTGGCGAGTACACCATGAAAGTGTCGTTTGCCTTCCAGTCACGGCGCAACATGTTTAACGCTCGTTCCTGTGCAAAATTCGGCGTGATCGTCAGCTCCATTGTGCAGCTCCCGTGCTGATGAGATAATAATTTTGTGATGTGGTTTTCATGGATTCCCCCTCACATGGCTGGTGGCCTCCCCAAAGGCTGCCAGCCTCCCTTCTGATTCAGCTCCTCTGAAAAATCACTCTTCCAGGAAGAATCCTTTTCGTTTCTCAGCGCCTGAGCGCTTTGTACTACCTTGCTGATACGGGCGTTTTTTTAAATTGCGCCCTTAAGACAGTGATCTACTTAACCAATGGATCTCTCCTGTTGGAAAAGACCCTATTCCTGCCCCAACACCCAATCCCCCCTTACCCCCCTTACCCTCTTCCCCATAAAAACGTACTACTTCCCTAGTACACATGAGGAGTTGGGTCAGTTGGTTGCCAACCTGAACAGGCACCTTTAAGCCTGCTTCTGTTCGGGTACCTTTAAACCCGAAACAATGAGGAGCGCGATTGCGATCCAGCCAGGGGAGGTTCGGCTGTATACCCCTGTAAAGCTCTGCCCTGATTTCTTACAAACAGGCGGAGCCTTGTGTTTGCTTCGTGCCTTGCTCTGTTCTCCTTGCGGAATGAAACAGGCTCAGCGTCAAAAGTGATTTCGTATACCTCCGCATATTTCAGGGCAACCTTCCGTCTCAGTGACGGAGGCAGCCCCTGTAACTGCTGCTGAATCCACTCTTCGTCTGCCTGGCAGTACCTAGATGGCATCTCTGTCTGAACGTAATTCTGGGACATACAAGCCCTTCATCATTCGTTTTTCATAACTGCCGCATTTGTGGCTGTGTGACTTCTACGTAACAAATCAGGGATTGCATCTTCAGGATGGGGATAAAGATCTGGTCTTAACCCATGAGGAGTAACTTTCCATTCCACAACTTCACATACACGCAAGACGAAACGAGCAGGAATTGTTCTTTTTGAAAACCATTGGTTCACAGCTTGCGGCGTAACGCCTAGATTTCGCGCTATGGCATTTTGTGCAATTAGCTCACGAAGTGCGTCGTAATCATTTCCTTTCATCGCAACCCACCAATCTAAACTTTATAAATTCAAGATTACATCAAGTTTAAATTAACATGCAAGTCCACAAAAGATCGAATACACTAAAATCAAGTAAAAATTTATCGAAACCAAGTAACCAGCAAGGATTAACAATGAAAAACTTAAAGAGCACTGAAAATCGAATTACAAAGCTGCTACAGGAGAAAGGCTGGAGCCAAGCAGAGCTGGCCCGAAAGTTAGGTGTCAGCGCACAGTCCGTACAGTACTGGACAACAGGAAAAACATTTCCAAGGGGAAACCGGCTTGCCCAGTTATCCGAAATAAGTGGTTATCCGCAATCGTGGTTTTTAGGAGAAATCACGTCACGGCAGTTCTCTTCAAAGGAAAAACATCAAGCAAGAACTGACAGTGTGGTCTTTAACGTGCTCGATGTTGAGTTTAGTTGCGGCGATGGAACACATGTCCGTGGGGACTTTATCGATGTAGTTCGCTCAATCGAGCTTGATCCTGAATATGCCCGTCGCCTTGTTGGCAATAGAGCATTTCAAAACATAGAGATTGGTAACGCAAGAGGAGATAGTATGGCTCCAACAATAGCCCCAGGAGATCTTCTTTTTCTCGATAAAACAGTGAATTACTTTGATGGTGATGGCATTTATGCTTTTTGCTTTGATGGTGAATGCTACGTCAAAAGATTACAAAAGATAGGAAGTAAAATCATGGTGTTATCTGATAACCCAAATTACCAATCCTGGAGCATTGAAAAAGATGCTCTTGAGCTGCTTTATATCCAATCGAAGGTAATATCATCTGTTCCATTCAATATAAATAGATTTGGTTAATTATTTATTATTAAAGAAAAAATTTACAAATCAAGTAAAAGAGACGCAGAAATCAATTTTTTCTTGACAACCCCATCAATCAAGATCTAACATCACACCATCAATTTTAACTTGATTTGTTGTTAATTTTAAATTGATGGTGATTCAATGAAAGATCTGACAACCACTGAGATATCGAACTTAAACCACTTCGAAAAAGAATCCTTTGCATTAAATATTGCAAATCTGGTAGGTGCTGCTCGTACTTTCCATTTAATTGATGGTGATCGCTCTAAAGAATTGGGGTTTGAAGTCATGGAGTTTGTTCATGAATACGCCCTGTCTGCTACTTATCCATTACATAATCACATAATCAACAAACAACCAAATAAAATCCGCACCCAACGCGAAGCCTGCGGCTTAACAACCGCCGAACTCGCCAGGCTGCTCGATCTCGATGAAGAAATTATCATCCAGTGGGAAAGCGGAGAGTACGAACCAACCATCAGCATGCTTATCCCTCTGGCTAATGTTCTTGGCTGTGATCCAATGTTGTTATTGACTGATGCTTATAAACAAAATCAGGAGGAAGCATAAGATGAAAATGTTCAAAGGCCTTACCAACGAACCGGAAACAGCTTTTCATCACATTGCCGTACTGCTTGAAGCGGGGTTAATCATTTCGGCTTCCGGTGATGATGAATGTGATGAACTTTCGGATGATATCTTTTTACTGGCACAACAATACGCCAGAAGCGCATGCGATGCATTTAAGGAGCAAAGAACATGAAAACGCCCATGACTATGCTCGAATATGTAGCCGCAGAAATAAAAGAAAACACGTCAATGCTTGAGTTTATCTTTAAAAATTCGCCCGACTCAGGAGAGTTAGACGATTATTTATGTTGTCTCATCAGGTCCATGAATAAGACCTGTGAAATGGCTTACGAGTATATAGAAACACTACGTAACGAATAAAGAATACTCAATAAAAAATCACACATAAAAACATGACGGCCTCTGGTCGGGAGTTTTCACAACCAGAAAATAATGGTGATACATGAAAAATAGAAGCGCTTATAAAACCGCCTTATTAATGGCTAATGCAGGATACTGGTCAGTTGCAATACTGTTTCTTAGGAAAGCATACGGGAAATAACAAATGGCATATGAAATCATTGGTAAATATCGTCACCGCATAGTCACAACAGCATTACAGCGGATGCAACGTAAAACAGGAGGAAATCTTCTCATCGTAAATCTTCCTGACGGAGGGTTAACTACCATCGAAATTACGGAACACTTCATGACACAACTGTTATTACGATTTGAAGGTCTTACCCGTGTTGAATTTGGACGGACGGATGGCGAGACCGCAATACTTGCCGCATACCGGAATGCCATCAATATTAATCAACACACTGAGTATCTAACTGAATCGGGGAAGTTAATTGTAGACAACCTTTTAAAAGAGGTTGTTGATTACGAAAAAGAAAAATATACCAGTGGAGGAATTAACTGATGTCTGATTTATCCCCTCTTATACACGAAAAAGTAAATATCGTGCTGACAATCGAGAACGGGAAAGTTATCCACGTGCGCCCGGTTCAGAACGGCGAGGTTACAGCATCGCTGGAGACTTTTTTATGGATGGCTGAACGCGCCGGTTACACGATCACCCCACCTGCAGGAGAGAAGGACAATGGCCCTGACAGCGATACGAATTCCTGAGCGGGTGCACCTGCAGGCGGTCCGTGTTCTCCGCAAGTTCAGAGCCAGACGAATTCATCCCTGTCGTATGCACGGCTCCGGAAACCTGAGTCTGAGGGTTAATCGCCGCTGGCGGCTGCTGTCCCGAGACGGCGGCCAGAACTGGGAAGTAATGAGCCATGAACGATACAGCAAAGTTAAGGACCGGAAATGAACAATAAACCTTCAAACCAAAAGGAGAGTATTGATGATTAATTCAACCATTACCCCTGAACCTACATTAACAGGCATCCGTTTTGGTAATCGAATTATTGGTTATTCAACTGCGGTTCGCCAGATCGACAACGGTAACTATGACAAACGAATTCCGGACGGGCTCGATCTGATAGCTTGCATTATGGAAGGGATTGAAAGCGGCTGGTTTATGCCGGGTATTGAAAAACAAATCATCCTATGGCGCTGGCTTGTTGTCGCCGTGTTCATTGCTGAGGAGCAGGAGAAGAACGGGACTGTCGATGTTCAGAATGACAAGGGCGGCGTAGATACAGCCGTTGTATACACAGGAAAACCCGGTTCAATCAGCATTTATCCGTGGTCTGAGCGCTTCACGCTCGCCAACCATATTGAGGCGGGCGCAATTGAAAAATACGGGCCTGACGTTGGCCAGCAGATGGCGCTGCGTATGTATCAGGACATGGTTGTAACTGACGAGAAATGCGGATTCAGGCTGTCAGCGATGGGCCAGGAGGGATTCAACATACTACATGACAGCTTCATTGAACTGATTCAGAAAGACGGTATGCCAGACATGCCGGTTATGCACTGAGGTGGACGAAAATGAACATAGTAACGATCAATAACAAACAGTTTCCGGTAATCGACTATCGCGGTCAGCGCGTGGTGACGCTGGCGATGATTGATGAAGTGCACCAACGCCCAGACGGAACAGCGGGACGCAATTTCCGCGAAAACAAGTCTCGTCTTATTGAAGGGGAAGACTACTTCGAATTAGGTTCCGACGAAATTCGTCGACACCTCCCTGACGGTACTTTCTCAAAATTTGCAGCAGCAGGAATTGTACTGGTCGAATCCGGTTATTTGATGTTGGTGAAATCCTTCACCGACGATCTGGCCTGGCAGGTTCAGCGCGAACTGGTTAACAGCTACTTCCGCACTCGCGCACCTCTTTCTGAAATCGAGATGATCGCCGCAATGGCCGCCGATGCCGTTCGCCAGCAGAAGCGCCTGAATCATGTGGAAGAACAGCTCGAAACAGTCACAGAAGCGGTGGAAACCATCAAACGCGGAAATATGCGCGCCGGATATGTCGGTTATCGCCAGGTGGTCGCCAAAAGCGGAATGACTGATGCTAAGTGCCGCAATCTGGTCAATGCCTACAGCATCCCAACCGATACGCACGAATTTATGACACCAGATGGTCTTCTTTCGCGCCGGGCTATCGTGGAGCTGGAGCCGTTCATGAAAGCATTTCATCAGATGATGTCAGAGGCAGAGCCACGCGGCACACGCTGGTATCACCCGAAGATGGGACTTTTCCAGGTGATCGGATGGGAGGATAAAGCATGATCATCCAGTCAAAACTTATTCGCGCCGCTCTGGTGTGCGCTGCTAAAAACGACGTTCGTTATTACCTGAACGGTCTTCACATCACGCCGAAACATATTGAGGCAACCAATGGTTGCGTGGCACTGCGCATGGCTCACGGCATCCGGACGAAGAAAAACATCATTGTCCAGTTCGAAGGGGGCGTACCGGCCAAAGCCGAAACGACAGAGCTGATTTTTAGTAAAGAGCCGATCGCTGTTCATCGCGACCAGTTTCAGCGACGACTGTCCATTACCGGCATAAAACTGGTGGACGGTTGTTTTCCGGATTTGGATCGCATCATTCCGAAAAAGTTTGACCGCTGTACTCATCCGGTGATCCAGGCGGGTTACCTGAGTTATCCAGAGAAGATGTTTGGTCGTGAGCGTAAATTTATTCCCGTCCAGTTACGTCCCTCCGGTGACGGGCAAGCGGTCAGAATTCAGTTTGATTCCATCATCAACTCAATGTATGGCAATCCTGAATTTGTTGTGATGCCTTGTCGTGATTATGGCGATTTCAACGTGGCTCAGGAGCATCCGGAATGAAAATCGAATACCAGGACTATGGCGCCGTAGCGAACATCGTGATCACCAGTTCCCGCCTGACATTGCAAAAGCATAACCGCGTTGTTGATGCGGTGCTGTTTAATGTACAGGGGATCTATGAAAACCGCAGCGGCTTTTTCTGGGTTAAGTCATCGTTGTCAGGAAAAACACGCGACATCCTGCGCGCCTACAAAATCGTACAGCGGGAGGCAAAGCGATGAAGTCATTCCTCCTGTCCATGCTGTTTGGTCTGCTGCTGGCGTCCGTCGTTTTCGGTGCGCTGATTGAATATAAATTTTTAATGAATTACTGAGGTGCGGAATGAGCAAGATCAAAAACCCAGTTGTACTTATCCATAAACGAGAAAATAGTGACTCCTACGCCGTTGCAATCACCTGCGGTAGCCAGAACTATCACGACGCCGTTCTGATGGCGTCGATGGAACTGGATATGAGTGACGATGATGTCGATACCTGGAGTAAAACCGGCTACTACATGGCTCAAGAAATCGAGCGACTTAAACAAGCGCTGTCCGCTGCGGAAAATAATTTGATTGATTCCGAATGCCTCGTCGCTGAATTAAGCAAAGCAAAGAATCACGCATATGGGCTGGTCGACACATACGACTGGCAACGTCAGCGTCTCCACGCAGCCGCAGAGAAAGTCATCAAATGGTGCAGACAAGAAGCTGAACACCGTACCGGCGACCCAGAGAAAGCAGAAAACTATGCGTGTGTTAAAGAACTACGCGACGCATTAACTTTTTGCAAAAGTTCTGAAGGCAGCAAGAAGAAAGGCCTGACCATCACCCTGCCCGATATCACATCAAAGGCATTCTGGAGCGGTACCGGAAAAAACGCAAAATTCCATCCGGAAACCTATAAACGCTGGGTGAAAGAAGCTGTCAAACGGGATTGTGTTATTGCCGGGATCGGCGTGGAGGTGAAATGATGAATTGGCCTGAAGCATTCACCGCAGTAGGAGTTGCAATAGCGGTGGCATTTATTCTGTATTCGCTTTTCCGCTGGGGATAAAGGAATGTTCGCTCTGATTCAACGTGGTCAGATATACACCGATAGTGCTGGCTACCCGGTAAAAATTATTCGCTGCATAAACAACACTGTGTTGTACAGAAGAATGGATGGGAGAACACAGTCGGTAAAAATAAACGATTTCAATGAACTGTTTGAACGGATTGATCACCAGGAATACCGACAAATTCTGGCAGAAACAGAGCAGGAAGCTCATCTGAAAAAATTACGGGCCATGAAAAGGAAGTAAAGAATGAATAAAGCATTTGAACTATGGGTGCGCCAGCGTTATGGCAATCGCTATGACCTGACGCGAGATGTTGACGGTTTCTACTGTCGTGAAATTGTGAAACGAATGTTTGAAGTGTGGTGCCACTGCCGTGGGCTGAGTGTTGTGTGAGGTAATGCATGGGCAATGTGATTCAACTGGCTCCCAATGAATGGGTTTGTGAAAGCGTTCTAATCGCAATTACCGGGCTCAAACCAGGCACAATTCTTCGGGCCCGAAAAGAATGCTGGATGGTTGGAAGAGAGTATATTCACGTATCACCAGACGGTAATCCAAAGCCTTCCAGTGAATGTATGTATAACAGAAAAGCAATAGATGCCTGGGTCGCTTCAATGAAAAACAAACAACCTGGGTGATTTAATGCCATGAAGTATGTAAGCTCGTATCGCTCTTGGGCGTCTGGAGGTATCAATGGATAAAGTCAAATATCCAACAGGCGTCGAAAACCACGGCGGCACATTACGCATCTGGTTTAATTTTAAAGGTAAACGTGTCAGGGAAAATCTTGGTGTCCCTGACACTGCCAAGAACAGGAAAATCGCCGGGGAACTGCGGACATCGGTATGTTTTGCCATCCGCACAGGAAGCTTTGATTATGCTGCACAGTTCCCTGACTCCCCTAACCTTCAGGCTTTTGGGGTAAGTAAAAAAGAAATTACGGTGAAGGAACTTGAAGAAAAGTGGCTGGATCTGAAACGAATGGAGATCTCTGCAAATGCATTCAATCGCTATGAATCCGTTGCAAGAACGATGGTTCCGAAAATTGGAGGCAGCAGACTGGTGTCATCGGTAACTAAAGAGGAATTGCTGTATATCAGGAAAGATTTGCTGACCGGGTACCAGAATTCAACGAAAAACAAAGCAGCAGCAAAAGGACGGAGCGTCGTTACTGTAAATTATTACATGACGACAATCGCTGGAATGTTTCAGTTTGCTGCAGATCACGGTTACTTAGAAGCAAATCCCTTCCAGGGAATTAAGCCTCTTAAAAGAGCCAGGGCAGAGCCAGATCCGCTAACTCGTGACGAATTTATTCGCCTGATAGATGCTTGCCGACATCAGCAGACGAAAAACCTGTGGTCATTGGCTGTGTACACAGGAATGCGTCACGGTGAACTGGTCTCCCTGGCCTGGGAAGATATCGATCTGAAAGCAGGAACTATTACTATCAGGCGCAATTATACGAAACTCGGTGAGTTCACTCTACCTAAAACTGAAGCAAGTACAAACAGGGTTGTGCATCTTATCCAGCCCGCTATCAGTGTCCTGAAAAATCAGGCTGAAATGACAAGACTGGGTAAGCAGCACCACATCAAGGTTCAACTACGTGAATATGGGCGTTCAGTGAATCATGAATGTACTTTCGTATTTAACCCCCAGGTGGTTAGAAAAAGCAAACAGGTCGGTTTTATCTACAAGGTAGATTCTATTGGCGACTCATGGGAAACAGCCATTAAGCGTGCGGGCATCAGGCACCGGAAAGCATACCAGTCACGACACACTTATGCGTGCTGGTCATTATCTGCCGGAGCAAATCCAAGCTTCATTGCCAGCCAGATGGGCCATGCAAGTGCCCAGATGGTGTTCAATGTATACGGAGCATGGATGACTGACAGTAATGCAGAACAGATCGCAATGCTGAATCAGAAGCTGGCAGATTATGTCCCAATGATGTCCCATGGTCACCAAAGTGACACAAGAGACTTATTAAAATCAGTGGGTTAG